ACTCAAGGACTACGTCCTCCCTCAGAGAATTAACACCCCTCTGAGATGGGTGGAAACTTGTTTATACTCCGCTATAGCTTTACGCGTATAGGGTAGTACCTTCCCCGCCGTGCGATCGACTAACATAAGTTAGTGAACTCACAAATAAAGAATGTTTACCAGTTCTTTATGGCGATTCCCTGTAAGATACCTTACTTTAGTAGTAAGTGTGTCTTCCATTGGTTAAATAATATAAATAATCATAAAACCATGAAAAGACTAACACTTTTACAAAACAAGAGTAATCAACTTACGAATAATGACTTATCTAATGTTGGATATATAACTGAAAAGTTATTTCCACATTGAATAAGATTATTAGTATGAAGCTTACAATTGTCTCCTGCTCCATACAAGAAGTTTGGGGCGAGAATAGCAGTTCTTTGAAAGGCTAACGGTATTTCATTTACCGTTCAGTACTTAAAAGAATGTACTAGAATCGTCCAACATTTTGTATCGGGCCACCCGGTATTCATCACTGATGTGATGCCGATTGGTCTAGCTGGAGGACTTCCAACTATAATACCTGGAACTTTAAGAACTCTATTGAGATCCAAAGATCCTAGTACTATAAGAGGAGTCTTGTCTACCTTGGCAGTTTATAGAATAATGAAAATGCCTTGTAAACTTAAGTTAGAGTCTATCACAGATCCTTTTAAAGGGATCTCTGATACTCTGCCTAAGTTTGAAGTCATTAACGGATTAGCAGCATTAGGCCTTGATATCCCGAAGGGGAGATCAAAACACCTTTTGACTTTATCTAATCCTATCATTTATCTATTATCTGCCGGGCCAAATCACTCTATATCAATGATGGGTATCTGAAAAGATATCTATGCTTGATATATAAGTCCATTATTCCCAACTCTTCTTTCCTTTATTGGAAGGATGAATAAGGGTAATGTTCTTATTGATTTACTAGGATCTGAAATTTCTCACTGAGAGGCAACAGGGGTTAAACCCTCTGTTAGTCCCTTAGATTTGAAACTAGGAAAACTAGCAATCAAAGAGGAAGCAGCCGGAAAGGCTAGAGTCTTCGCCATGGCGGATTCCATAACACAGAGTGTTATGGCTCCGCTGAACAGTTGAGTGTTTGCAAAGTTAAGAGACCTTCCTATGGATGGTACTTTTAACCAGCAAGCTCCTCTGAACAGATTAGTCAGTCTTTATAAAGACGGACTTCTCCATAACGTAGAATTCTATTCTTACGATCTGAGTTCTGCAACCGATAGGTTACCA